ATCGATGAAATCCGCGAGGAAGAGGACATGTTGCTATGAAGCTCACAACACCAATGACAATCACAGCGGCGGATTCAAACGCTCGCACAATCACCGGTCGCATCGTTGCATTTGAAGAAGTTGCAAATGCATCAACCGGCAAAGTTGTTTTTGCAAAAGGATCTGTGGTGCCAACCGATGTAAAATTAAATCTTGAACATGATCGCACTCGACCAATTGGCAAAACACTTTCAATGTCTGTCAATGAAGATTCAATTGATGCAACATTCAAGATTGCTAACACGACATCCGGTTCAGATGCACTTGAAGAGGCAATGTCCGGATTACGCGACGGCTTCTCAATTGAATTGGCCGTTGATGAATACACAATGGAAAAAGACGGCACAATGCGTGTCTTGGCAGGAGAATTGACAGGCGTTGCACTTGTCACAGAGCCAGCGGTGCGATCTGCTCGCGTGTCTGAAGTAGCTGCAACTGAGGCCATAGAGCCGAAAGATTCTGATTCGACAATCGATTCAGAGGAAACAACAACAGAAGGAGACGAAGTGGACAACACCGTCACAAACGCGGATACCGTCGAGACGGTTGAAGCTGCTCAGTCAGTAACAGCAAGCGCAAAGCCAAATGTCGGCGGATGGACTTCAAAGCCACGCTTAGAGTTCACAGCTGTTAAGTTGCTTGAAAACACCATCAAAGCATCACTTGGAAACGAAGATGCACGTCAGTATGTATTAGCCGCGGCAGATACAACAGACAATGCAGGTCTTGTGCCTACACGCCAGCTCACAACCGTAATCAATGGCCTTGCAAATACAACAAGAAGCAACATCGATGCGGTAAGCCGTGGGGCCTTGCCTGACGCTGGAATGACTTTTGAAATTCCAAAGATCACACAGCTTCCAACAGTTGCAATTACAGCTGAAGCCGGTACACCATCAGAGACAGATCAGAATTCTGCATTTGTGTCAGTTGATGTTAAGAAGTACGCCGGACAACAGACATTTTCAGTTGAGTTGCTTGATCGCTCAAATCCACTTTTCATGACAGAGCTCATGAACAATCTCGCTGCACAGTACGCAAAGGCAACCGATACAGCTGTAAATGCTGCATTGATCGCTGGCGCAACAGCGGATGCAACAACAACAACAACCTATCCAACAGCTTCAGAGCTTCTTGGCGTTGTTGCTCGCGGTGCAGCTTCCGTCTATAACGGCACACAGGGCTTTGCTCGTAACATCATCATGAATACTAGCCAATGGGCAAATGTCATGACATTGAACGATTCAGGTCGTCCAATTTACAACGCACAAGTTCCACAAAATGCTGGCGGCGTTGCTGCTCCAACATCAGTTCGCGGAAATGTCGCAGGACTTGATCTTTATGTAACCGCTAACACAGCGGCAGGTACAGACACAGATGGTTCAATCCTGATTGTCAATCCTGATGCATACACATGGTACGAGGGCCCTACTTATCAGCTACGCGCTGATGTAGTCGCTTCAGGATCAATTTCAATCGTCATGTACGGCTACGGCGCAATTGCGACGAAGATTGGTGCTGGCGCATTCAAGAATAACAAGGCGTAATTCGCCACAATTAGACATGGCCTAGTTCGCTCCCGAGCTAGGCCAGCCGTAGAAGGGAAGAGCTCATGCCATCCGTCATCACAGCTGCACAGTTGCGAAGTGTTTTGGGCGTGAGTTCTTCTCTCTACAATGATGCCTATCTTGAACAGATAATCGATTCGGGAGAGGCCGTGATCTTGCCGCTTCTTGTGGCAAATCAATCCGCCGTCGATGCTTACGAGCTCAAAGACAATGTGGCGTATTTTTACACAGCAAGATTGCATGATTTTGTGATCGGTCAATCAATTGTCGTTGCTGGATTGCCAGCACCATTTTCAGCCACATTCACCGTCGTTAAAGTCGGCGATTACTATTTCACGGCAGCTCTTACAAATGCCGATGTTACAAAGCGCGCGATTGTGCCAAATGGCACAGCGACTCTTTCAGGTTATGGCGCGGCAACACTTTATGCAGCAAATCCGGCCATCGAATCTGCGATGTATGCCGTGTGCATTGAAATCTTCCAAAGCCGAATCGCTGCCGGTGGCCAGATCGAAGGCGTTGATTTTTCCGCTACGCCGTACAGAATGGGCCGCAGCTTGACCAACAGAGTGTCGGCATTGCTTCAGCCGTATCTTGATGTCGAAACGATTTGTCAATGACAGCATCATCGATTGCCGTCAATGTTCGCGGTGCTTTAAAAACAGCAATTTCATCCGTTGCTGCAAATGTTTATGATTCCGTACCTGAAGCACCGATGGTGCCATTTGCTGCGGTCGTACCTTTTGCGCCGTACCTTGAAACGGTGTTGATTAACAAGTCAAGCATCAAGGTCAAAGTCAATCTTGTCATCACAATCGGCGTTGCAATGTATTCCAACGCGGCAGCACTCGACAACATCGAGCAGCTCACAATCAGCATTTTGGCGGCATTGCCGGCAAATTACACATTGGGAAATGTGTCAAATCCAATTCCCGTCCAAATCGGAGCTTCGGAAATTCTTGCTTGCGAGATCGAAGTCTCGACCTATTACACTCAAACAAACTAAGGAGACACCGTGCCAACGACCGTCATTACCGGACGCGATCTGACTTTGACGATCGCGACCACAGCTTACGACGCACAAGCAACAGCCGTAACACTTACAAACGAACACACAATCGAGACATACCAAACTTTAGATGGCCGCGCTTACAAAGCGATCGATGACAGCTGGACGCTGGATGTCGAAATGCTTGCAGATTGGGGCGCGACAGGATCGCTTTGCGAAGCAATGTGGTCAGCTTGCGAATCAGCACCAAACACAACATTGGCTGTTTCATTGACAGCTGCAACCGGCGCGGTTTTTGCTTGCAATGTTTTGCCGGTATTCCCAAGCGTGGGCGGATCAGCTCCGGGAGCACAGACCGTTACAATGTCAATGCAGGTCGTCGGTACACCATCCGAGACTTTTAGTTAAAAACAGAATCGGGAGCAAAAATGAAACTGAACATCACAATTGAATACTTCTCAGGGGAGTCGGCGACCTACCTCGCCGCTCCACCTGAGTGGGCAAAATGGGAATCAAAATTTGGCAAAACTATTCAGCAAGCCGATTCAATGGGAGTCAGCGATCTGCTCTTCTTGGCATACAACGCCATGAAGCGTGAAGCCGCTGGCAAGGCCGTCAAGCCTTACGAAATTTGGATCGAAACAGTTGCAGATGTAGAGGCTGGATCGGATAGCCCAAAAGTTATCCCGTCGGAAGCTTAAATCGACTAATCGTTGAGCTTGCCATTGCGACTCACATCCCGATGGAAAGTTGGCAGACGGCGGAACAGATTTTGACAGCAATCGAGATTTTGGAGAAACAAAATGGTGAATAAGGCAGGGCGTGGCACCTACTCCATCACCGTGGATCCATACGAGCTCAAAAATCTTTATTCATTGCTCGCTTCATTTGACAAAGAAACACAAAATGAAATTAGAGACAAAGCTCAAACAATGTCGAAGCGGCTTGCTGGTCAGCTGATGATGTCAGGTTTATCAGCTCCGGCACCGCAGACAAAGCTTGTTGTTTCCACTATTTCCACGCCACGAGATCGCTTGATCCGTGTGGACATTGGCGGTTCAAAAAAGGTTGGCCGAAAATATGGCGGCGAGAAATCAAAGTCAGGCAAAGGCAAAGTCAGGCAAGAAGGCGCGCCGGCTGGAGCTTTGCTGTGGGGCACAGAGTATGGATCCCATGTGGGCATTGACTCAATTGGTCGCGTGTACACAAACCGCTTCAAAGCACCTTACAAAAAAACCGGCTATTGGATCGCTCCGGCGGTTGATTATTATGTGCCCATCGTCGCTCGCGAATACGCATCGATGATTCAGGGCGTCGCTAACGATTTAGGATTCAAATAAATGGCCGGCATTCCAAAAGTAAAGATCACCTTTGACGCTGATTTCGACGAGCTGAAAAAGGGAGTCAAGGGCGCACAAACCGAAGTTGCTGGATTCTCAGACAAGATCGGAAAATTTGGAAAGGTAGCCGCTGCCGCTTTTGCGGCTGCCGCCGTTGCTGCCGTTGCCTATGCTGGCAAACTCGCAATCGATGGCGTTAAATCAGCCATTGAAGATGAAGCTGCTCAAAAGAAATTGCAGCTCACATTACAAAATGTTACCGGAGCGACCGACGCGCAAGTCAAGGCAACCGAGGAATACATAACAAAAACACAACTTGCTTTTGGCGTGACCGATACCGAATTGAGACCATCACTTGAAAGATTGGCTCGCGCAACGGGAGATGTGGACAAAGCTCAAAAGCTTCAGGCATTAGCTCTTGACATTTCAGCCGGTAGCGGGAAGTCGCTTGAAGCCGTCACAAATGCTCTTGCAAAGGCACAGGAAGGCAATACAGCCTCATTAGCCAAGCTTGGCGTGGGATTGTCATCGGCACAGCTTAAAACGCTGTCAATGGACGAAATCACAAAAAAGCTTGCAGATACCTTTGAAAATCAGGCATCGGCTAAAGCTGACACATTTCAAGGCAAAATGGCTCGATTGTCTGAAGCTTTCAATGAAGGCAAAGAGACCGTCGGCGGATTTATTCTCGATGCGATCACGCCGCTTGTTTCACAATTTGTGGACAAAGTAATCCCAGCACTTCAGCAATTGTCTGATGGATTAGGCTCAAAACTAGAAGCACCTTTGAATGATGTCAAAAATGTGATTGTCGATTTTGTCATTCCGGCATTTAAGGCTTGGATTACTTTCCTGACAGAATACATTTGGCCATTTATTATCAATGTTTTTGGGCCAGCATTAACAGGTCTAAAAAATGCATTTAATACGATCAAAGATGCCATCAATGCCAATAGCGATGATCTTGCTCCATTGTTCACGCTATTTAAAAATGTTGCAACATTTGTCCGAGATACTATGGGGCCAGCAATAGGCACAATTCTCAAAGTTGCATTTGAGGTGCTTGGCATAGCAATTGGAGCTTTGATTACAGGACTTGGCAAGGTTGTCGATTTCTTTGATGATGTGATTGGAAAAGTCAGACAATTTATCGATTTGGTGAAATCGAATCCAATCGTACAAGGTATTTCAGGATTGTTTGATCGTGTATTTGGCGGTGGTAAAGCTGCCGGTGGCCCTGTTTCTGGCGGTACGACTTACATGGTCGGCGAGCGCGGCCCTGAGCTCTTTACGCCATCGAGCAGCGGCACAATCATCCCAAATCATCGCTTAGGCGGTAGCGGCGGCGGCGGTTCGGTCTATAACATCACCGTGAATGGCGCGATTGATCCTGAAGGCACAGCGCGCACAATCATCAACATTTTGAACAATTCGACCTATCGCGGCACATTGGGCGCAGGTGCATTTGCATCATGACGCTTTGGCAGCCGGAATGGCGAATCCTGATCGACACGGTTGATTACAGCTCATCGACGCTGGCAAATCTCAACATCACTTCAGGCCGCACATCAATCTATGAACAACCTGTGGCCGGTTACGGTTACATCGAGCTCATTAACTTTGACAATAACAACTATCCATTCACGGTTGGTGCTGACATTCTGATTTCGATTAAGGATTCCTCAGGCACTTTTGTGGATTTGTATGGCGGATTTATTTCAGACCTTGAAATTTCGGTGCAATCATCAGGATCGATTGGCGTTGTGACTACAGCTCGAATTACAGCTCTTGGAGCGTTGTCAAAGCTCGCCCGAGCCAACTGGGAATTGGCACTTGCCAAAGCTTATGACGGCACGCAAATTTACAACATTTTGTCGGATCTACTTTTGAACAATTGGAATGAAGTCGCACCGGCTTTGACTTGGGCTGATTATGATCCGACGACGACATGGGCAAATGCTGAAAATGTCGGACTTGGTGAGATCGATCAGCCTGGGCAATACGAAATGATTGCTCGATCTGCCGATCCTGTTTCAAGCTACACACTAGCTTCACAAATTGCAGAATCTGGACTTGGTTATTTGTACGAGGACTCATCGGGCCGCATTGGATATGCCGACGCTTTACATCGACAAAATTATCTTGCAGCTAACGGATACACGACAATTTCAGCAAATCAGGCCATTGGCGTGGGATTGCGCTCTGTTACACGTTCCGGCGATGTTCGCAATTTCATCACTTTGAATTACGGTAATAGCTCAACGCTCAATGTCAGCGATGTAGCTTCAATTGCCGAATATGGCAAATTTGCGGAAATCTTTGACACCAATCTGCACGATGCCACACAGGCTGCATCGGTAGCGGCTCGACGATTACAGCTCAAAGCTTATCCGCAAGCATTCTTTGACTCCATTGAATTCCCATTGGGATCACCGGAGATCGATGACAGCGACCGCGATGCATTGCTGAGCATTTTCATGGGCTTGCCATTGCAGATCGAAAATCTGCCAATCAACATTGTCGATTCGACCTTTCAAGGCTATGTCGAGGGCTGGACTTTCAGAGCTTCTTATAACGCTTTGTCGGTTGTCATCAACGCTTCACCAATTGAATTCTCACAAGTGACACTCCGATGGAATCAAGTGTCTGCTAGTGAGCATTGGAATACACTAAGCCCCACACTCACATGGGAAGACGCGATCGGATCGGTGGCATAAATGGCAACAACAACTCCCAATTTTGGCTGGCCGGTGCCAACAAGCACCGATCTTGTCAAAGATGGCGCAACAGCAATTGAAGCTCTTGGCGATAGCATCGATGCTTCGCTTCTTGATCTTAAAGGCGGCACAACTGGACAAATTCTTTCAAAGGCATCCGCAACAGATTTAGACTTTACATGGACTTCAGCAAATCCCGGAGATATTACAGCGGTTACAGCTGGCACAGGTCTTTCAGGTGGTGGAACTTCCGGCGATGTCACCATTTCAATCAATACTTCGGTGACTGCTGATTTAACAACTGCTCAAACAATGACCAATAAGACTTTAACTTCACCGGTATTAACTACTCCGTCAATTTCAAACATCAATGCAAAAGGTGATTTGTTGGTTGGTACGGCAGATAACACAATTTCAAATTTAACTGTCGGAGCGAATAACACGGTGCTTACCGCCGATTCTTCAACGGCCACAGGATTGAAATGGGCGTCAGCTGCTTCCGGAAGCGCAGCGAATGGAACAGCGGTTGTAACAACAAATGAGACGACAACATCCACAAGTTACACAGGCTTGACAACTGCTCTTGCAACAACAGTAACGACAGGAACAAGAGCTTTAGTGATAATTTCAGCCGAAATTGAATTGGCAGCCTCTACTTCTCGCGGTTACATGAGCTTTGCTGTCTCGGGGGCTTCTACAATAGCCTCATCAGATACCTATTCAATCAACATTAAAACGGCAGCAGATCAAACAATTGACGCTCACTCTTACGCTTTCATTATAACTGGTCTAACAGCTGGATCAAATACTTTCACAACACAATATAAATCAGGGCAAGGAAATACAATTTACTTTGCAAATCGCCGCATCAGCGTCGTAGATATGGGATCATAAAAATGATAACAGTAAATAAAAAAGTCAATCTGACTCAATTGGATCAGGAATTAAACGGTGAAGGGCTTATTGCCAGCGTTGATGAAAATCGAGAAATTATTGCTGTTGCTCTTGCGGAAAATAACAGCGCAACTCAAGAACAATTGCAAGTAGCTTTAGACGCCCACGTGGCTATCTTTAGCGAGCCAACACTAGAAGAAAAATTAACTACCGTTGGTCTTTCTCTTTCAGAATTGAAAACGGCTCTAGGTCTATGACTTATCCAATAGGCACCGCTGCCGCGGTTGTCCAAGTGGCATTGGCGGAAGTCGGTACAATTGAAGAAGGCCAAAATCTTACAAAGTACGGTGAATTTACAAAGGCAAATGGATTGCCGTGGTGTGGTTCATTTGTTAATTGGTGCTTCCATCATGCCGGAGTGAAGCTGCCATCGATGGTCAGCACAGCAATGGGCGCACATAAGCTCAAAGAAGTCTCACGCTGGCATGAAACAAATCCACAGATCGGCGATCTTGCATTCATGGATTTTCCACATGACGGCGTGGATCGAATTTCTCACGTTGGCATTGTTGTCGGAGTAGATGGCAAAACCGTCACGACAATTGAAGGCAACACATCAGGCACAGGCGATCAGCGCAATGGCGGAATGGTCATGGTAAAGGTTCGCGCTTTCGGGAGCGGAAAAGAAGTGGTCGGATTTGGTCGTCCAAAATTCGTACCATTCAAGGGCGATTTTCCAATCGTCGAAGCTCCAAAGACATCGGCAGCAAAGCCGAAGAAAGAGGTCAAAGATGGAAAAATCAAAAGCATTACTCGCAAGCTGGGCGCGTAGTTTTCTTGCAGCTGCACTTGCTGTTTTCATGGCTGGTGAAAGCGATCCAAAAACTATTGGCATGGCTGGTCTCGCGGCTATTTTGCCTGTAATTTTGCGTTGGCTCAATCCAAAAGATCCAGCTTTCGGATTATCGGGGAAGTGATCCGAAAACTACTGACGGGGGCGATGATTTGGGCACTTGCATCATTGCTCTCGTCATGTGGTTATCAAGGTTGGACAAGGTATGAATGCCAGGAATTCGAAAATTGGGAAAAGCCGAAATGCCAAAAGCCGCAATGCATCCCATTGGGAATCTGCACTAGCGATGTCATTGGAACATTACTCCCAACGCCCACACAGACGCCGCAGCCCTGAAGAGGTACATGCACAGCTGATATTGATTATTGGCACAACGCTGGCAATGGTTTTCCTCATTGTCACAATCGGAATCACTTACGCATTGATCTTTGTAACTCAGCCAATCTCGGCACAAGCTCCCAATGATGCAGCTTTCATCGATCTACTTAAAACGCTGGCAATCTTCTTAACCGGATCTCTTGGCGGTGTGCTTGCTGGCAATGGACTCAAATCTAAGCCAAAACCGCCGACCGACACGCCGAAAATCACGCCTGATTCTTGACCTTGCTGGACTATTGCTTCACTCTTATGGTGGGAGCGAAACACAGTAGCTCTCAGATTCGGGAGCAAAACAATGAATGAATTATCAATTGTGATTGCGATGTCAATCGCAGCACTTTTGTGGGCTGTCAGCAGCTACGCCGTGGGATACAAAGAAGGTCAGCGCGAGGGCTATCGACGAGGCCGCGCGGTCACACGCCACATTTCACAGATCAACAGCGAGGTGAAGTGATGGGATTTCTTGACAATTACGAAGGCAACAAAGAGCGGACAGATCGCTGGATTGCTACATTTCCACAAGGCCGACTTGAAGCTCACATTGTCGAATTCAATGCTGAAAAAGGTTATGTGCTTGTACAAGCTAAGGCATGGCGCAATCAAGAAGAGACAGAGCCAGCCGGCATCGATTATGCGTACGGCTATTTGGCAGCTTTCAATGCGAACATGAAGCGATGGATGGTCGAAGATACGACCACATCAGCTTTGATGCGCGTCATGGCGTTGGTCATGGGTGGTGCTGAGAAGAGCACCAAAGAGACAATGCAACAGGTTGAATCAATGAGCACAAAGGTTGCAACCGCTGACATAGCCCAGGAGCATGATTACTGGACAACAAAATTTGGCGATGTGCCAAGTTACAAAACAGCTGAAGAAGCTGAACAGTCCGGCATACCGTCACTCGGATCATCGATGGACGAAATTGCCAAGCAACTCGGTGGCCAGCTGATCGAAGCTGCGCCGGAGTGTGCACATGGGCACATGATTTGGAAGCAAGCAAAGGATGGATCGCCTAAAAATTGGGGCGGTTATTTCTGCACAGAGCGCACCAAAGCTTCTCAATGTGTGCCGCGTTGGTATGTATTAACCAGCGATGGCAAGTGGAAGCCACAGGTGTGATCGTGGCTAACTTTATGGAGATCATCAATCCTCAGACAATGACGGCAAGGATGTTCATCGAAGGTCTTGTCGTTGAAGAGTACAAAGTTGAGCAATGTGACAAATGCTCACAGCTACGCAAATTCGACAAATTTGGCTATCAAAAGGGCTATGACTCAACAGATAACATTATTTGGTTTTGTGGTGATTGCCGATGAAAATCAAGCTTGATGATGTTGAAGCGGGGATGTGCCACATTGCAGCTCTTAAAGCTCGAACAAATCAAGGCCATCAGATTGGATCAACGCCGCATTACAACAGCCGTCTCAATTTCCATGAGCAAGTGGCTGAAATTGCTGAATCACTTGCAGCTGAATGGGCTGTGGCCAAGTATTTCGGCATTCCATACACACCGGATGACAACAAGGGTAAAGAGCGCGCTGATGTAGGCAATGGCCTCGAAGTCAAATGGACTAAGTACGCCGACGGGCATTTGATTGTGTATCCAACGGATCGAATCACAGATGTTGCAATCCTTGTGACGGGCAAGCATCCGGATTACTACATCGCCGGATGGATTCCCATTGCAATGGCCAAGCGAGATCGTTACAAGAAGAGCGATCAAGATTCATGGTGGATTGGTGTCAATAGTCTGCAACCGATTGAAACCGTTATGAGGAGCTCATATGCACATACTGTTATTTGATTGTTCCATTTGTCACAAGCTGTACGGCAAGCCAAAACAGCGTCATGGATTGAAGAAAGGTGCTGAATTGACACAGCATGAATGGTTCGCTCAATGCATGAGCTGTGGCACATTTGGAATCAAGATCGTCGATGATGCCAAGATCGAAGGGCTAAGTGATGGCAATCTATGAATTCAAATGCGATCAATGCGGCACAATGGCAATCATCAATCGAGCAATTGAAGCTGATGGTGGTGTCGATGCTGGCAATTGCATGGCATGTGGCATTCCAATGACACGCATTTGGGCAGCTACTCCAAGCATTTTCCGTGGTACTGGATGGGGCAAATCATGAAGAAGTTATCCACAGGCTTCATCCACAGGCTGTTGAACACGCCCAAGAACACGCTCAATCTTGCAATGTATTTGGTGGTGTCGGTACGCTCCATGCTCGTGGGCGAGCCGCTGTGGCGGATAGCTCGCAAGCGATGCTTGGTGCTATTGGCCGCGCTCTGTGTTGTTAGCACAACACCGGCAAATGCCACAAAAGTTGCAACTTACTCAATAGATCACTTGAAGCTTTATGCACATTCAAGATTGATTAACTACATTGAATTTCAATGCTTAAATAAGATCATCACAAAAGAATCTCGATGGAATTACAAAGCCAAGAATGGTTCACATTACGGTTTAGGACAAATGAAATCTCAGCATTACAGAGACCTCGATCCTTATCGTCAGATCGATGCGACAATCAAATACATCAATCATCGTTATGGTTCAATGTGCAAGGCATGGGCACACCATGACAAAGGATGGTACTGATGACGCTACATTCCCAACGCAAAAGCAACAGCACTCAATGGAAGAAGCTACGGCTTCGCATACTCCAACGCGATGGTTGGCAGTGCTATTGGTGCGGAGCAGATGCCACGACATGTGACCATGTGATCCCTGTGGCTCGTGGTGGATCAGATGATCCGGACAACCTTGTCGCAGCTTGTAAAAGATGCAACTTCAGCCGTCAAGATCGATTGCCTGAAGAGATGGATTTAATTAAGAAAAAGGTTGGTGGCGTTTTTTTTGCAAGCGATTCCAC